TTTTTTGGCTTAGTTGCTTGAACCATTAGCATCACCTTCATTTCTATAAGAAATCGTCATCATCACCCGTATCATCGCCAATATGATCAAGAATAATATTTAACTTTTGGCGTACTTGTTGATCTACCTCTACGCCTATCATCTTCGCTAATTTTTGCAATTTAGCATCATCGCCATCAACGTTGCCGTTAATATTTACGGTTACTTGAATGCCACCTAAAGCCCCGCCAGTTCCTCTTACTGGGCGTACTTTTGGCTTAGATGAAGTTAGTGGCTTTAATCTTTGCCGCGTCTTTTCATTTGAGTAGATGTGAACCGGATCTTTGAATTCAGCTAATTCTGGACCATGTTCACCAACTAGGACCTTATCACCTACGGCGGGCTCGCCGCCTGTCGCATAAGCGTGGTTAGCTTGCCAGAATGAAACAGCCTTTGCAACTGAGCCGTAACGGTCATGGATATAATCCATAATGCCCATAAGTTGGGCGATAGGGTTACTCTTACCACCATGCTTAGTGTAGTAATGCAAATTATAGCTTTGCATTTGTCCTAAACCGTAAGTACCACTTGATGGGTTTACCGCTCTAGGGTTCCAACCAGATTCATGACTAACGATGTAGTTAATACCAGCCCAATCTTTTTCAGGAATATGAGCCTGTTTCATCCAGTGAGCATGATCGCCAGTAGCCTTACCAGCCATCAAGCCACTAGTATCAGTATCTGCTAAATTGTCGTCAATCCACTTTAAAGCCCTTGAGCCTAACTCACGCTTTGCAAGTGCTTGAAGTGACTTAGAAGCTTGGGCGCTGGCCGACTTTTTAACCGCGTTATGCAAACCTCGAACACGGTAGAAACCGTAACCCATACTCATATCATCAGAAATTTTTGATACATGTGCCCTTGGTTCAGTTTCGTTGAACATCGTGCCGGTACGTGGATTCTTGATAATTCCGACGTGCCCAGCTGCACCTGTTCCGTGTCCAAAAATTACAAGGTCACCAGGTAATGTCTTAGATAAAGATTTACCCAAATATTGCGTACCTGATGATTCTTGCATTGCTACAGTAGTACGTCCGATGTTAACACCAAAATGCCGTAAGGCTTGCATAACCATACCTGAACAGTCGGATAAGGTCTTGCTTGCCGCACCAAGTTGATATTTAACACCACTAAATGTTGATTCAGCGTACTTTAAAAATCCCTCACGAGTTCCGCCCTTGCCATTAGCTCCGCCAATTGCGTTATTAATGACGGTCCACATTGCATTAGACCAAGGATTACCTAACTTAGTTGATGAATTTCTAGCTAAATTAATAGAGCCTTGTCGTAAATCTGTACCACTTGCCTTAATTTTTGAAGTGTACATATCAGCAAAACTCTTAGCAGGATTATTCCCAGCTGTCTCAGCGATTTTTCTTAGTCTGCTATGACTTACGCCAGAGCCTTTTGCAAAACGCTGTAATCCCCAATAATTTGCTAATTCTTGGGTTTGAGAACCATTGAGGACAGAATCACCTTTTTCAAGTGGCAATATCCTGTTATTCCCTCTTGGAATCCAAATATCACCGCTATTTTTGATAATTGCTTCCTGTCTTGGCCCAATTGTCGCATCATTGACCATTGCCATGGTATTTTGGGACAAACGCCCATTTGAACCTTTAGCGAACTTAACTGGCTTGATGACTGACGTGTTACCACCAAACTGTCCGAGAACTTGATCAATTCCCTTAATACCAGAATTAACCTGGTCAATTGTATCGCCCATTGCGGAATGGGCGTACTTGCTCATGTGACCCAGTTCTTTACCAAAGCCCTTTGCAGTCGTAGAAGCAAGATCAACTACACCGTCATGCATCTTGTCCATTTGTTTATGGACACCAGTCCGCATGTTGGTATATTCGTTTATTGCCCCTTTTCTGCTCTTCTCAGCTTGTTTTGTGGTAGTGCCTGTAATCTTACGCCAACTTGAATTGCTCTTCTTGGTGAGCTCGTCAAGCGATTTGGACGACTTAGAAGTTATCTGCTTATAATCGTCAGTTACTTTCTTAGTAGATTTGCCTAATCCAGTATTGCCGTTAGCATATCCTTTAAGCTTTAAACCGGCGCCCAGACCACCACTCATAACTTTAGCGGTATCACGTGCATTAAGGATTTTTTCGCCCGATTGGATATTTGCCAATTGCGGACCCTTAGCGCCAAGCAAGCGAGCATGGTTGGCATATGGCTTGTAAGCTAATTCAGGACCGGCTTCACCAACTAGCGAAGCTGTACCATTTGCGTGGGCTTTTAAGTGGGTTGAGCGGTTGATATCAGCAATCGTTGTAGATTTAGCCTTTGAAGCATGATGACTAGAACCAGTTCCGTTTTGCATATTTTTAACAGACTTATTGGCACTCGATACACTAGTACTATTTTCAGACTTCTTTGTCTTCCAGTCTTTACCTGATACAAAATCCCAAACATTTTTGACACTACTTGCAATACCGCCAATAACTGAGCTAAACATGTCTTTAAGACCGGATAGCATTCCAGTAACCATGTCAATAGCTGACTTTGCAACGCCCTTCATGTCCTTCCAAGCCTTGCCCCATTTTCCGTGGAAAATATCAGATATTGTTCTGACAGTCCCTGATGATATTTGGACAATGCCTTTAATATTGGACGTTACAATTTTGACAGCTCCGCGAACAATGCCAATACCAGTTTTAATGACTGTTGCGCCTTGTTTAATAGCAAGCTTTAAAGAAGCCATCAATCCTGACTTTAAGAAGTTCTTGAAATTCCTAAAATCTTTATTCCGGTTAAGGTCGCGCCAATCTCGCCCAATATCACGAGTCATACTGCTAAATGATCTTTTGACACTTTTAACAGTGCCACCAATCATTTTGCCCATACCAGCATCGTGCCAAGTTGTTTTAATTGACCACACGGCTTGCTTGAAGGTTTTACCAACGGATTTGCCAAACTTAGTTTTGCTAAATCTGCGTGCCATGTCGCCAGCCCATTTGCCGGCTACTTGCCCTAAAGTAGACCCGATAGCCGCACCAGCGGGACCGCCGAGATAAAGACCAACGCCGCCGCCGATTGCAGAACCTATAGATTTACCATAGTTTTCAAACTTCTTTTTAGGATTCTTTGTGGTGATTGCCTTGTAAAGATCAATACCAGAATTAAGGGCAATACCGCCAATCGCTAGGGCAGAAGCCCCCTTGCTTGCTGTACCGCCTAAAAGACCAGCAGTTTTTTGACCTAATCCAGTTTTCGCAAATTTACCGCCAATTAAGTTGGAGCTAACTTTGCCTATAAGTGAACCCGTTCCACCTAAAAAGGACGGGCTAGCAGATTCACCGGCACCCTTTGCCGCCGTTTTGGCTACAGTCTTACCGCCAATCCCCAGCACATTGCCGACTAATCTTTTAGCAACAAAACCAGTACTTAAAGCGCCAGTAATAGCAGTGATATAGCCTAAAGTCTTTTTAACAGGGGCAGGCCATCCTTCAATAGCTCTTAACACCTTATTAACGAATTTAAGCATATTAGCTAGTCCAGGCGCTATTTGTTGGGCAAATTGCATTCCCATATCTTTAAGCAAAGCTTTAGTTTTACTTATTTGACCTTGCAGGGATTTCATATTTCGATTAGACAAGTTTGTAATATAGTTTGTCTTATCAGCTCGATTAGCTGCTTTAACGTTGTTAGCAATATCTTTATAGTTGTTTTTTAAAGTTAATGCATCGTTAAATCCGGTTTGCCCGAATAATTTTTGAAAGTCACTAGATACCCTGTTGGGTTTCATTCCTCTAGTAGCTTTATTTAATATTTCAAAAACGGTTGGCAGTTGCTTCATATTGCCCTTGGCATCAAAGAAATCGTTAGGGGATAAACCCATATCTCTCAAAGCCGCGGTTTTAGTTTTACTCTTAGACGCGCCAATTAAACTAGAAACAATTTGTCTTAGCCCTGTGCCGGCAGAGGTACCTTCTTCACCGAAGTTTGATAAAGTACCAAGGACTGCTAAAGATGATGATAGGGTTTGACCTGTTTGTGGCAAAATAGAGCCGGCCATATGTAAAGAACTGCCGAAACCGCCTTCGCCGCCAACTTGACCAGAAGTCACGTCACCAACATAAGCCGCCTTGTTTAAGACTTCTCTGGTGTATCGTTCCATCTTTTTGACACTGTTACCGGCTCGCTTTTTGTACCCAAACTGTTCTAGCATAGGCGCGGCGGCATTTACTATGGAATTGTAGTCTTCATTAGTAGCTTTAGCGGCTTGTACAAAGTACTTGTGTGCAGCTAAATCTTGGTTGCCGGAATAATTTCTTCTGATTAATTCTTCTGAACCTTTTGCAAGAGCATTTTGATCTACACCGTACTTTAAAGACAAGACTCGGTTTTCTCTTTGAATTGCCGCCGTGCTTCGCTTTGCAGTAGCGGCACTATCCCCACCAGTTTGCTGCAGATTTTTAATTACGTTGTATTCGTCAGCTAATTTAGTAGCTTCATCATTTGCATTCTTAAAAGCCGCCGCAACTGGAACCATTGCCGCCGCAATGCCTGTTCCAACGGTAATTAATTTTGAACCCGCATCATGAAGCAAATTAAAGCCCGTAGTTGCACGGTCGCTGGCTGATCTGTTGTTTTTTAGCGTCCCATTTGTCTTCTCAACAGCATCTTTTGCCGTATTGAAGCCACCTGAAGCGGTGTTTGCAGAAACGCCAGCCTTCCAAATGGTGTTAGATAAACCGCCCATAGTTTTAGCGGAACCACCGACGCCAGCAATCGAAGACTTTAATTTTACATTTGCATCAATTAGCCGATTAGTTGAATTCTTTGTTTCTTCTAAATGCTTTTTAACGGTAGCTGTTGTTTGACCACTTTCGGTAGCCATACCACCAAGTTGCTTTTTTAAGCCAGCAACTGTACGACTTGTCTCCTCAACGGAATTTTTGTTTCTGTTGAATTGTTCAGTAAAGTCAGGAGCCTTTAAACGATCAAAGCGTTTTTCTAAAACACCGAGGTCAGAAATAAACTTTCTAGTTGTTTTTTCAGCTTCTTTTAGAGAGTTATATTCAACGTTTGTATTAATTCCAATCCCTAAATGCTCTATATCAGCCACGTTTTCAGCTCCTTTCTTTAAAATTCGGGCAAAATAAAAACCCATCAATTTAATTGACAGGCATCACCTCTATTTATCACCACCGCCAAACAATTCACCGATATGATTTGCTTGACTAATACTTGTTGTTTCTATATCTCGTTCCACTACTTTAGCCATGATCAGCAATTGATCTGGCGTGGCATTTTTTACAAGCCGTTCAGGAATTCCGTGCATTATCAAACGCAGAGGGAGTTCAACATAATCGGCTTGTCTTTCAATTTCTCTATTACCTAGTTTCTGTCTAGAGTTTTTCAGTAAGAAAATTCAAAACAGCTTCGGCGGCTTCATAAAGACCTTCATGATCGTTCCACCACTTAATTGACTTAATCTTTGGTTGGATAATCACGTGCTTCAAGCTTTCTCTCAGCAATTCCGGACGATTAATTGCGCCAAACGGGTTACGGGAATTTTCCAGAATTTCGGTTGCTTCTTCAACTCCAGGGAATTGAAGCTTTAACTGATATTCTTGATCAGTATCTTCCCGAATGGTTACGGTCTTAGAAAGAGCAGTCAAAGGCGCGACCTTGCTTGATTCCGCTTCTTCCTTAATCTTCATTTGTTCTTCGTGCGCCTTTTCGGCAAGCTTTGCGTTATTGATTTCTTCACTCATTACTAAGTCTCCTTTAAGTTAATTTGATTTCATGAAAGTCTCTTGAAACCTTCGAATTAATCGCTATAGGTCATGTTCGAAGTTTCTTCCTTGTTAAGCATTGTAATAGGCCAGTTACGGTCACCGGCTTGTGCGCCGCCTTGCTTATCTGGGATCTTGTCAATTGATGCATAATGACAGGAAATATGTGATGTTGAGTCAATGATGTCAACTGTGAAAAATTCATCCTTGTTAAACAAGTCTAAAAGATAGGCATTGCAAGGAGATGTTTCATCTAATGGCAATGTAAATCCCGCCATAGTCTTGTTATTGTGCGATTTAGTAGCTGATCCTTGTGGATCAATCTTGTACGTATTCGCATCAGTTTTATCAGTAACCGTAAACATGCTGTTTTCTGAAAATCCATACATCAATTTGTCGTTGATCATAATGGTGCAGTCATTAGCATCATATTCACGCATTTTAGATGTTTTAATCTTTGAAGGCATTTAAACTCCCCTTTCTAATTAAGCAGCCATGATAGTGTCTGAATCGACAACGCCATTAACGGTAATAGTATGAATAGCGCTTGAAGCATGGTATTCAAAGCTAGCGCCGTCATAGAATCTATCTGATAAGTGTTGGCGTGGTTGCTGACTACGTGGAGTAGTAGTAACGCTGAACATTGGGCGACCAGTAGTGTCGTCAGTCATGATGATTCCCTTGTCGTACGCTTCATTCAAAACTTGTGTTAAGACTGCACGAATCATGGCAATGCCTTGAGCTTCGTATGGAATCTTGCCGTTATCTTGTAAAAGTTTCTGCAAGCGGCTTTGACATTCGGTTTGAACCCACATCACGCCGTGAAGCAAGTCAATATATTCACCTGATAAGGTAGTTCCCTCTGAGGTTTGACCTTTGCCCATCATTTCTTCATAGGCAATAGCATGAATATTGTTAATACCAGCCAATTCTTGACTAGTTAAGTTTTCAGGCGTAATGCCTTCAAGCTGCTTAAACTTCCAAGTAATTGAGCCGACATCGTTAAGAGCAATGCCACCGACAAAAGCGGCGTCCATTGACTCATTCAAATCGTGCTTCAAGCCGATAGTGTAGTTTTGCCCCATCATTTGGGTGTACTTAGATAGGTCTTCAGTTTGGAGAACTAAGAAGTGATCTTTGTTTACTTCAAAGATGTTTGACAATTGAACGGTTGAATCGTCAATTGTGTTGTCTACACATACGCCAAAAGTCCAGTTGAAGTACCAGAAAGCCTTCAAACTATCGTAAGCCTTTGACTTGTCATAATCTAAGACGGCTAAGCGGTCTGAGTGCTTTGGCTGAGCAAAGTAGGCTGTAGCCTTTTTGTAAACAGCCGAATCTTCTTTGTAGTCAACTGCCACCGCATCAAGGTTCTTATATTCACGGTAAATTGCCCCAGTAGCTGGGTCAGTCTTACGTAAAAGCAAACCATTCAAGCGGTCGGTGTTTGACAAAGTATCTGGCAAAGTTTGAGCTGGTGTCTTTTGTGCGCTCTTGTCGTCTTTGCCAGCTGAATCACCGTTAGCAGCTGCAGTAGTAGCATTTAGCAACAGAATATTTCCTAGCCCTTTAATTGGTTGAGGGTGTAAAACAGTCATAATGACATTTACATCCATAGGGCGGTCGTAAGGTGCGACCGTGGTTAATGTTGGCATTAAAGTTCTTCCTTTCTTACGTTTATTTCTTTTCCTGTCATTTGATTCATAGCCTTAATTGATTCAATCGTTGTTTCATTGAATTCAAAGTTAAGGTCTTCCGGTTTATAGATAGTTCCAGCACGGTAAATAGAAAACGAGCAATCGAAACCAAATCTATAAACGGGTAATTGCGTGCCGTTATAGAAATTTCGAGAGCTTGTTCCTGATACGTTATGTGGAATCACATGTGCTTGTTTAAAAAATCCTCTATATCCGTAACTGTGCGCTAATGTCTTGCGTAAATCATTGGCCGTATTCAAAGCTTCATACATGTCGGTTGCTTGCACATCAATTTGAAGTCTTACTTCCATGACATCAGTTTCGTCTAAAGTAACGTCACTTCCAGGGTCTACCCAGTCATAAGTAATAAACGGGTAATTGCTACGCAAACCGGCATTCATTTGCGGATATACACCGCAATGATATTTTTGATTAACTACCTGGATAAGTTGGTATATCACTAGGTAGTTGTCCATCATTGGTGGCATTTGGGTTTGTGTCATCCTGATTTACTCCCTTCAATTGGTACTCAAAAAAGTGTGGATTCGTATAACCTTCATAAGATGATCGACTAGTAACTTTGTAGTAGCCGCCTTGTGTCGGAACATTGACCACACTTTCAATTGGATATTTATTAATTGATAACCAAAGTAAATCGCCTTGCACTTCTCCGCCGCCGTCTAACTGGGCGAAGAGTTGTGCAAGGTGACTTGACATTGGTAAAACTGGCTCATGAAGCTTTTCAGCATCATCATCGCTTAATTGGGAATAATCAGGGGCATCAGTAGGTGCGCCACGATAGCGGGGTTTATAGAATTGCCCCGAACTCCAAACTTTAATGTCTACACCGTACTTGTGAATCATTCTTGCTGGATTCATTTTGTGCATTAGATCAACCCCCTTTTCTAAATTGGAACTATCATAAACTTCACCTGTCTTTGAAGCTCCCCTGTATCAACCAACGGGTTATCTGAGCCTTTACGCTCAATAGTCGCTGGTCGGTTCTTTGGGTGCTTCAACTTGATTGAAGACATGGCAATGTCAGCAGTACATGCAACACCTAGACGGGTTAGCAACTGTTTACCAGTTGCTTCACCTGCTAGGACCTTTGAAATGTACTGTCGTACTAATTGCGTATATCTTCTTTTGTTAGCTAAATAAGCCTGCCGGATAAACGGACGGGCTGGAATTTGGACAAGCTTACTAAGATAGAAATATGCTACTAACTTGCCGTGGTCGTTAACACATGCTACACGGTGTCCTTTAGGGATAAACAAGCCTTCAATATCTTTTGGACCTTTTCCTTTAGGACAGTCTTTAGTAGGAATCCATAGCCATTCACCATTTTTAGGCTTAATTGTGGCCCCGAATTCGTTAGCTCCCACGATTGTTAGTAATCTGCTTTCGCGTTTTCCAAAGAAACCAATTACGACTTGATGAGTTTTAAGGTATTCAAGTTCCTTGGTTACTTGTGGAATGCGGTTATAACCTTCAATTTTCATTAGTGTTCAATAATCCTAATGTTTACGGGGTTACCAACGTAATCCTTGTGCAATCTCCAATAGAGTTGTCCCCATGGGGAGCGTTGTAACCACTTTAAACGGCTGGTATCGGCATAACGGTTTTCCAAAACGTCAACTTTTTCAAAAGTCATTCCGCTACCTGCACCATCTTGCGTTGCTAAAAGATGCAAAGTCATAGCACGGGTAGCCAACTCAAGGGCTGGCATTTCGGCACCATGAAGCTTTTTAACTTTAGGGAACCCGTCAGAAACGGCAATCATTCGGGCATTTTCAATTAATGCTTCAAGCGATTCATCGGGTACGTCATCGGTCATGCCCGCAGTATCAAGCTTTTTAATTAACTCTACTGTGGTAGTTGTGTCATTCATACTACTTAGCCTTTGTCTTAGCTTCTGCCCATGTTTCAGAACCATCATTCAAGCCGGTTAACTGAACAATTGCGGCTGGGAACTTAACTGACAAGCCGCCTGAACGTTCCATGTACATTTGTTTGTAGCTTAATCCGTTGTCAGCGGATGGAATGGCTGTGCCGTAACGGCGTGGTTCCATTGCAATAACAATTTGTGCAATATCAGGAGTATCAAGGTAAACAATACCCATATTCTTTTTACCTGCTTGTCCCTTTTCATTGTTCCAATACTTAGCTTCAAGCTCGGTAACAGGTTTAATTCCAGCAAATACACCATCGCTGTTAGCTCCGTTACGTTGGATCATGTTCCATAAAGTCTTGTCTGGATTGTATTGGTTAACCAACGGACGGGTTAATAATTCGTACTCCTTTGGTGGCAAAGCTAAGTAAGGCTTAACGTTGTGGTAGCCAGGCAACAAAGTAATCTTTGAAGCGGCATCCATGAAGTAATTGATAATCTTGTAAGCATCACTAAATGCGTCCTTGTTGTTAGGGTCTACTACCTTTTGCAAGGTTACGCTTGGATCATCTAAAGCTTGATAACCTGCGGTCTCAGCATCAGTAGTTAAACCGTAGATAGGTCTTTGTGAATCGCCGTTACCGTTGAAAATTAAAGCGTCCTCCCAGTTTGCTAACGCGTCATGAGTAGCGGTTGCACGGTCGGTAATAATATCGATATTTCTACCGCCGGTGTGTGAACGCTCTAAATCAGCTTGTGAATATTCGAATCCAGCTGCCTTCTCTGCAACATAGCCTACTTCCCTGTGGTAAGTTACATCAGTGGTAGTGATGTCTGTTGCACGGTCGGTGTAGTCTGATGCTTGGCCCATAATTTCTTTCCATGCCCATTCGTAAGTAAGTGCCCATGGATCGGGAAGCGGTTTTAGCTGGAACATTGTTCTGCCTTGAAGTTCTTCTCGTTTTGGTTGTAAAACAACCGGATCAACAACGTTGAAAAGTTCACTATAGGCAGTTCCCGTATTAAATCCTGCTTTTGGCATTATTTATCCCCCTTCTTATCGGTACCGGTAGTTGATGATGTGCCGGCTGATTGATTAGTAGTACTTGGATCAGTTGTTGGTGTTGATGGCTTGTCTACCGTGGCGCCTGTGCCAGTAGTACCCATGTCAGTTAAGTTGACATCTACGATTGCGGTACCATTAGCATCGCCTGCAGTGATAAAGCGACCAACAACGGGCTCACCTGGCTTAGCTGGTCTAAAAGTACCATCAGCATTAATAGTTGCTTGATCTAAGCGGTCAACGTCTTCAGTAATTGGAACTGACACGCTACCACGGCGTAAAGCGCCAATCTTTTCACCTTTAAGCCAGTGGTCATTTTCAATGTCATCGTAACTATGACCAATTACGTAAGCGCGCTTAACTGAAATTGCATAGATAGGTGCCTTAGTTGCTACTACGGCTTGATTGTCTTGAATATCAAGAGCAACACCGTAATCGATATCAGTAGCAGCGGTAACGGTATAAATTGAGTAGTCCTTTAAAGAACCGATTGTTCCGTTACCTAATTCTTTCTTTTGATAAAGTTGTCCAACTGGTAATGGCATTATTCATTGCCCCCTTCGTATAAGTTTTGACGTGCTTCAAGCGCCTTTTCTACGGCGGTCTTTTCATTTGAATCACCAGCGGTGCGACCATAACTTACGCCACCAGCGTTAGTACTAAATAGACCTTCATAAAGACCACTTACAAAGTCGTCACTTTTATCTGAGTAATCACGTTCGCCCAAATTTTTATTAAGGGCGGCTTCTTCAACTTCACGTTCGCTCTTACCGGCAAAGTCATAGCTGTCACCAACAACTTTCTTAGCTCTTTCACGAAATGCTAAGGTCTTGCTAATCTTGTCTTCGAATGCATCCCCTTCGAGTTGTGACTTGAGTTTCTTGTTTTCTTTTTCTGCGCTGTCGGCGCGTGAGTTAGCTTCATCAGCTTTCTTCTTAGCGTCGGCGGCTTCTTTCTTGTTCTTATCGCCAGAGCCTTGTAATTCCTTAATTTGTACATTAAGTTTGTCACGCTCTGCAATAAGTTTTTCTAATTTACTGTTACTGTCGTCAGCGTCGCCAACAAGCTTTGTTAACTTGTCGGCGTCTTCAACAGCAACGCTAATATCGCCTTGCTTGGTATGTACTTTTGTAAAGTCCATCTTTTCACCTTTCTTTTTTTCGTTATCTTCGGGAATTTCTTCCGCACTATCAGCCGTCAATCTTACCAAGTGACCAGCACGACCACGGTCCACAATTGCAACATGATTAATTCTGATGTTGGTTTGCTTAGCGTCATAGGCTTGACCGTTAAGTTCGCCCTTTGTTGGATCAAGTTGCATTTGAAAACCAATTGATAATTCTTGCTTGCCGTGCCTGATTTTGTTGATCAATTTACTATCAGTAATGGTTAAATCATTTCTGATAGTCTTAGTTGCTTTATCGACACGGGCGTGATCGGACATAAAGCCCTTCATGAATTGCTGGAAATTATCACGGTTAACCATGATTGTGTTGCCGTTGGCATCAGTCGGGTGGTCATCAGTAACTGGCTTGTTATTAGCTGAATCAACCGTAGCGGCGGAGAATAATTCCTCCGGCGTTTTAGCTTCTTGGATTCGTTGCCCATCGAATTGACGGTAGGGGCGCACGCCCTCGCATGTGATTGGCACATTCTTGACGTGCAGGAATCCCGTTATTGGATCGATAGTAAATTTATCGATTGGCGTAGTAGTTTCATACCTGATTACGCCCATAAGCTATGCACCATAAGGAACTTCAACAGGTTTGTTAGGAATGTAAATTGTTTGACCTTCTTTAACCTTCATCGTTGCCTTGTTGATGTGGTTAAAGTATCTGAGTTGCTGTAAAGCTACAGAGAATTTTTGAGCAACATCAAACAGACTTTCACCTTGCTTGACTACATAAGGCTTAGCGTCAGACCAATCAAACATTCCTTTAGGGTCCTTTGCTGGTTCAACCGGCTTCATAACCGGTGAACTGGTTGGCTTATCAATAACCGGCTTGGTAGCACTATTTAAAAGTGAACCCGTTAAGGGCTTGCTTGTACTACCTGCTGGTGTACTTGTTGGTGTATTATCTGCCATATTTCTGGCTCCTTTCTGCATAAAAAAAGCACCCTTCATGAGTGCTAATCATCTATTACTGGCATCGCAACACAACGGCAATTAATCGGCTCACCTGGAAGCTGTCCATCGTCACCGCCATCTGGATCATCGTATCTAAAAACTTGTTGATCTAGTATTTGGTGTTTAGGTCTAACCCGTCCATCCTCCATGGATTGCCATAGATATTTTTCAAAGCCCGCATGTGTGGCGCGGTATTTATTCAACTCGGCTAAAATACTGCCTGTTTGATCGTTAGCAATTAGCCGAGCATGGTTATATGACATATTCGTACGCTTAACAATTGCGTTGGTTAATTCCGTGGCACCCTTACCATCACTAATTGCGCGGTAAATGTCGCTTTGCAATTGGGCGACGTACTTATCCCGCATTGAAGTGATATAAGCGGTGTTCTCCTTAATCTTTGCTTTGATAAACGCTTGAATAGTCGGATTGCTTTCAATTGCTTGTGATGAAATTGCCCTAGCTTGCGCATTGACATTGCTATAAGAAAAACTATTTACTGACAGTACAAATTGAGTTGCAACATTTTCAAGTTCCTGTTTACTATTAGAATTCTTTATAGCCAATATCATCAACGCAATCAAAGCGGACAACCGCTCTATTTTGTGAGGGTCATTTTCATCATCATCTGAATCAATCGACAACGCCCCGCCCAGCATATAATTCTTCAAATAATAATCGGAGTACCATTGTGCTTTCTTTTTCCATGACAAGACAAGACGCTTTAAAGCCCTCAGATACGATTTTTCCAAGTTCATGGGGTATCTTGTCTTTGGAATTGTTTTACGTCTTCTTGCCATGGTTTTTTGCTCCTGTGAGATGTTTTTCAATCTTAGCCTTTTCTTTGGCAAAAGATTTTCTATCTTGGTCGGTAATGTCATCATCGGCACTATCGCCAGTTAACTGAATTGGAATCGCTTCGTTAGTAGTTTGTTGAAGCAAAATATCATGGGCTTCATCAGTAGTAAGAAAGCCACCATTAATTGCTGTGGATAACGCTGTGGAAAGCTTACCGAGATTATCGATCTTTTCACTGTCGGTTAGTCTCTGTAAAGGATAGAACTCAATATGCCAATCTAGTGAGTCTGGATCTTCTGAACCGCCGCCTACATTTTCGGACCACATCAGCAATTTAACCAACCATTCAAGTTGTGGCTTGATTACCTGCTCTTGAAGAGCCCCGATGCTGTCGTAATAGTTAACTACATCTTGTGATGCGCCAGCTAGCGTACCAGATTGTTCACCCATCAAAATCGATTTAGGAATCCCAGTTGCGGTACTAAGTTGTTGCCAAGCAAAACTAAACAATGAATCAATGCCGCCCGGATTATTTGAAACTTTTTCTAGGTCGTCGTCATGTCCAACAACTACCAACGATTCGGTGCTCATACCGTGACTCATTCTGTGATCGGTCTTGCGTCGTTCATCGTCAGACAAATCAAAATAAGCGTCGTTTTTCCAAACTTTCATGTTGTATTCGTAAAGCATCTTACCGGTTGAGTACAAACCGGTATCAAGAGTTTTAATCTGGTCATAGCACCGCATTAGCAAAGATGTACCAGTTGCATCGTCTTCCATCTTGTCCAGCGAAATGTGTCTATAGCGGCTACTGTCAATTGTGATACTTTCAGGCTCCTTAGAATTATCATCTGAGCCATCAGATAAGCCCTCAAGTACCAGCTTTTCTTCTTTGCCAAAGTTTTCTAGCGTTGGGTCGTTACAAATCTGGTTAGCTTTGACATGCATTTGACTAAAAGCATTGATTGAATTGACTTTTAAAATGTTGTGCGGGTCTAACGTCTGTTCTAAGCTAGTTCGGTGTTTTTCATCAACATTAACGTTTAAATATGCATCTCCAATGATATTTCTATAAATAATTTCACTAGCAATCTTTTCTTTAGGCAATAATGCATCTAAAGCTGTTTGATAGACTACTTGTTTTTCGTCGTTGTTATTAATCACTATCCGCCAGCCGTTTCGAGTTGCTGTTTCAGCTGGTAAACGGGCGATTCGGTTAGCTAAAGCATTAGACTTAAACAGATGGTCAGCTTGCCTATAGTTGTATTTTCTATCTAAATATCTTGTTGAAATAAAAGAAGACGTATCACCGAATCTGCTTGGTGTTACGCCTTTACTTTCATAATCCATAAAGTCAGCGCCGATTGTAATTTGTGCTGGCTTTTTCTTTTTGCCAAAACCAAACAATTAATGACCTCCTTTCTAAATAAATCCAAGTGATATTTTCCGTTTATTTCTCATCAAATACTTAATTGCATAAGTAGCGGAGTCAACTTGGTCATCGTGCGGCATGTTAGGAAATCCGCACCATTCTTCAATTAACTCTTCTGATTCGGGTTTCCATTTAGGGTGCGGTATGTATACCTGACCTGCTTCAAAATACGGTGACACAGAAGCAAAACGTGCTTCTTTGCTGTCGGCACCTGGCGATACTGGCATAATTCCCGGTATTTTCTTCTTCAAAGTATCAAGAATTGCGGGACCGTTTGCCTTGTCTTCAACCAACTTTGATGTTGATTCCGGGTAAATGGTTGATTGGTACTTAATAGCGTCTAGCGTTTGTGTAAAGCTTAACCGCTTGTGGCACCAGCCTGGACGTAAAAACACCTCTGCATCACGTCTTGACCATGTTTGACCTGCTACGTAGTCGTCATTTTCTTTAGATTTAAATGTTGCATCCCATGCTTGGATAGTCTGCTGCAAGTGTCGTGGCAGAATCTTGACTTCTTTCTCCGTTAAGTGAAGCCGTACCATCGTCTCACGATCAGGGACATAGAACTTAATCCATTCACGCTTAATAATGTTACCCTCTTGAACCGTTGGCGCTTGTTGATACATAGCATTAAATTTTTGAGTACCTAAATTACTCTTCTGGGTTAACAATTGCTTAATCGGGTGCTTTTCTGGGTTTAAGGCTTCGCCATTATGTCTGCCTATAGCATCAGTTTGACCGCTTGGTAAATCATAAGCAATAGCAGGAAACTTAATTTCTTCCCAGTCAAAGTCCATTTTGTCTAGTAGTCTGCCAGCTAAATCGTCGGTGCTCCACCTAGTCATAATTACGATAATAGAAGCGTTAGCAGATAGACGGGTTGAAAATGTTGAAGTCCATTCTTGCCAAATATTTTCCCTTACTGTAGGCGATTGTGCCTCTTTTGCGTCTTTGATAGGGTCATCAATGATTAGCAAGTCGGCTGGTCGTCCAGTACCACCACCTTGAATTGAAGTGAAATACGCTTCGCCACGGTGTCCCGCAACAGTAAAATCGTTAGAACTATTTTTACCGATGGTTAAGCCGAATAGTCGGTTAGCCCAATCAGTAAAATGCTGTCTTTCCTTACGGGCAAACCTTGTATACATGTCTTCACCATATGACGTTACCATTACCTGATTTTCAGGGTATTTCATCAGGTAATAGCTGGCGAAAGTCTCAGTCACACACATACTTTTTCCGTGTTGTGGTGGAAATTCCAGTATCAAATGTTTCTGCTTACCATCAATTATTTCTTGAAGCTTGCCACAAATATACTCGATGTAATCATAAAGCTTGGCGTTAATATCAGAATTAGCCAATAAAAAATAATAGGCGTAGCTTCTGCGTGCTAGTTCTTCCCTAGCCGCTAACGCTATACCTTGCCTTTGTTCATTAGTCAATTCCACTGATATCAACTCCTTGGTCTAAATTTGCTAAACGCTTTAAGGTATCCATGTCTAACTTGCTCATGCTATTTCTTGCCTTACTTGCAGTGGTATCAATCTGTTCAAGTTGTTTCTTTAACAACTTGTTTTGCAAACGAGTTTGTTGGGCTTTAGCACGATTTAAACTGGTTCTTGCCGCTTGATCTCTTAACTTAGTCTGTCGTTCAAGGTAATAAACACTTGCTTCGGTATCTTTTTCGTTAGTGATCTTCATGGCAATATTCAATTTTGCCCGTGCTTCAAGTTCCTTTTTCCACCTAGCAAACTTAGCGACATAACTTGGATGTCTCTTCATATATCGACGCCACGTATTTGTAGAGATTTCAATTTGTTCACAAGCTTCTTTAAGACTACAGCCAGCAATAATAAACGTTTGAAACTGATTTAATTTTTGTTCTGTTATTACTTCGGGTCTACCACCCTTATCTTTTGTAGCTTTTGCCAAACTGAAATCACCACCTTTTTAGGCAAAATAAAAGAACTGATTTACTAACCAGTTCAATAAACAACTTTCTTAATTTGTCAATTCTTTTTTCTTTCTTATTTTTTTAAGCTGTTGCTTCTTATAAGCTTCAAAGTTCCCTGCTTGGTTTTGCATTAACTTTAATTGCTTAATCTGCGAAGCTAAATCATTTAATCTTCTAGCAGCGTTTTCTAAATCGTCAGAACTAAGATAGCTTTTATTAGCTGATCTTTTAAGATCATCACCAACTAAATCAATTTGCTTCTTTAAACTTTGTTCGGATAGTTCTAAGCCTTTTGTACCTAATTCACAAACCTTTTGCAATAAATCGAATTCTTTTTCATCAAACATTTTTAATACCCCTTAAAATGAAAATACATACTTATCTTGAACTAACTTGCCGTTAATATTAAGCTTTTTACCGTGATTGTAACCAGCCTTTTCGTAAACATCCCTGTCTACTAAAAACATTTTAGTGGAGTATTCTTTCCCACCGATATTATTAGACCTTGTGCTTACACTAACCAAGCCTAATTTTTCAGCAATTTTCTTTTCAACGTAAGCGTGTGTGGCCTGCTATAATTACTCCCTCATTGTCCACAACGATAGGCTGTTGCCAGCCAAATTCTTTAATTGAATTTGCTACAGCGTCAACCGCGTCATCGTTGTCACGTGGGTTATTTTCATAGGGCTTAATTTCATCAATTGATTTAGCTTCTACTTGCATGATTTAGCCTCCTAAACTTTTAAGCACTAACATAATCGTCATTAAACATATGAACACAACAATAACTGCTAACAAAAACGATGAGAAACGTTCTTCACACGAGCGTTGCACTCTATCTAATAATGATGGAACAGGAACAGATTTAATACTAATAACCTTACCGTTCTTATCTTTAGTTACCACGTAAGTTACTTTCTTTCTATTCATTTTTGCATTCCCTTAAACTTCCTTTACCGTTGTTGGAACAAACTGCAAATATTCATCAGCTACAAACTCATCATCTTTAGTAATATAAGTTACTTCAAAATAGCGATTAGAAAGTTTTGCTTCATCTTTGCCCTTAAAATCATGGATACAGAACATAGCCTTATAATTACGAGCTATATAGCTGTACCAAGTCATCTGGATTTTTGCCATTAATTCACTTTTTGAAAGATCAGCATTTAATCCAACTTCTAAAAGGTAATCTGCAATTTTCCCTTTAGCAATTCTAATAAAAAGTGAATCTGTCATAGGTGCTTCTTCGTTATTTTTCATTTCCTAACTTTTCTTACCAAATCTATCTAAGTAATCTTGCGGCATAAAGCCCGTTTCTTGCTTAAATAGAATCTTCTGCTTGATGTTAGCAACTGTATTAGTTTTGCAGTACTTAACAATTTTTCTTGCCTTAACTAAACGGCTATGTCTTTGACATAACTCAAAGTACCGTGTAGGTGTCATTAGTACAGGCCATCCAGATTACTTGGGTCAAACGCACCAGGAACTTTCTTATCTAGTTCTTCCTTGGCTTGTTCGCCTACATCTTTAAAGTGCTTTGCCAGCTTGTCTTCAAGTTTCTTATCAAACTTAGCATCCTTTGCGGCTTCTACTTGCTTTGCTACTTGTAAAATGGTGTCCTTGTAAACTACACCGATAACCACACCAGCGGCAAAAGTTAAAATTTTGTTCATAATTTTCCCCCCCTAAAAACAAAAAGCAATAGCTTAGCAGCTACTGCAATTAACGTGATCCTGAATTTTTTGGATTCTAGTAGCCCATCATCGCTGACTACAACGAGTAATGTTGGATTCGAACCAACACGGGTGCACTTCGTAACCAATTCAATTGAATGTGTTGTGAAATAAGTTGCTTATTTTACGCACCAGATTACTCAACGGGCACCACAGGTATTGAACCTATGCTACTCACCTAAATTCTGGGAGGAATCTAAATTAATAACAAGTATCAACTTAACGGTGAGCAGACTACCTATCTGCCCATAAAAGGCAAGCCTCTTCAAACTTGCCTTCGAGCTTATCAGGACTAGAACAATGTTTAATAAGCTCAGACCGCTCGGTGGATTTACACGTCTTCGCAGACTACACAAGCCGAAGGATTCGAACCTTCATAACCAGTTTTGGAGACTGGCGTGTTGCCGTTACACTAGGCTTGTAGGAGATAGGGTTGCACCTTTTGCACAACCCATATTTATAGTAAAAACAAGAGTTTATTAATGACTCGTAATAATTGACTAACAAGTTAAATTAACGAGCAACATCGAAAGATCAGATCTCTTTCCTAATCTTTCGACTCTACTAATATAACCCGCTTTAATGGTCAAGTGTTGGTCAAAAATGCGTCAAAAATTGGCGTTTTTCGGTCAAAAGTTGGTCATTTATCGGTCAAAAATTGGCGTTTATTGGTCAAAAATAGGTCATCCATGCACCATCAACACGGGAATTAGCCTTTCAGCATTGTACTTCTTGCGGTACCGCTCTAGGTGTTGAGCGAATATATAAAGTGCTTCGTCCCTTTTACGTCCGTACGTTCTTGGAGAATAATTCATATCGTTATAAATCCATTGTGCAAAATCGTTTTTAACGTATCTTCTAACCAAAATTTTGCGGTACGGATCCCGTTCGGTATCAGGACAACTGCTCATAGCTTCAACCACAGCACGGGTAGCATTTTCACAGTCCTTAACAATTGCATCGTACTTGTCTTGTTGCTCGATAGCTTTTAAAAATTGATCGGGCTGATGGTTTACATTACCGCCGCCGTGAACACCCGTAGGGTCGAGAAGTGGACTAGATAAGTAAGTTACCGGCAGACCTGAATAATTCATAATGTCTGGAAAATCATTTTCAAGAAAATTCTTTGCCTTGCTAATTGTTTTTTCTTTATCAAAATTCAGACCTGCTAAACTCACAATCTTCACTCCCATGAAACCAGCCACGCTGGTGAAACTTCTAATACTTTTGCTAATTTCTCAATCCTACTTAACGAAGGCTCTCTTTGTTGCTTGACGTACCATTCAACTGATCTCTCACTAATACCACTTAACTTAGATAAATCCTTTAAAGTAATATTTTTAGCAGCACAAGCTTCTTTAATCTTTAAAAACGCCATTACCAGTCTTCCCGTAAGTCTGGAGCTAATACCAATATTGACCAACATACTAGAACTGGCAAGATTATAAATACTATTCCAAGAAACGCATTAAACCAGTTACAATGCGGCATCCATAGAATAAATAGGTTGCTAATAACGCCAAAACAGATAATTCCAAATGATTGAGCTAGCTTTAAATTCCAAGTTTTTCTTTTACTTGCTAGAACTATACCAAGGCTAAAAGCTGTTAAGCCACAAGCATATATAGCAACTACCAGCATAATTAATTTAAAATACATTGTTTCCCCTATTCTCTTCATACTTCCTTGTAATCTGGATAACCATAGCCGATTAAGCCTTCATTGACGATCTTTACAGCGTCCTCAACCGATCTAGCTATACCGTGGATTACATGCTTATGCATTAAATCAAGATGGTACATTTGTTGCATTTGACTAATTCGTCCTTTTGGCGCCTTAACTTCAATAAAAAATACTTGCTTATCTTTTAAACGGTACCCGATTAAGTCAGGAGTTCCAGGCTTAACCCCCCTGAAAAGATGACCATTCCTTGTAGGAATAGCACCAGCATTTAGCCTAATGACAGCGCATCGCCGCCAATTTAAGGTGGCAATAATTGCGTTTTGAATCCTATGTTCGGGACCTGGTCCCCGTCTCACCCTTCTAACTCGTTGCATCCTTTACTCCTGCGTTTTCAAAATGATTTTTAAAGCATCCTCGCTTACGTGATGAGTTGCATGGTTGCCATAACTGACAAAATGCAAATTTAAGTCATGTCCCATCACATAAGTTTTAAAGCCGTCTGTGATTGTTTCTCCTACTTCAATGTCTAACATCAATTCACCTCTTATCAAATTTTTAAGCTAGTTTGTGCGTTGGAATTTTGAATTTCACGTTGAAGGACAAAATCAGGATACCAATTGTGAGTAAATTCCATAGCTTTTTCAAAGTATTGCTTTTCTAAACTGTCATACCTTGGAATTTGAAACTCTTTTTTGAAATCTCTACCAAACGCATTAAATACTTTTCTAGCCTTAGTTTCTTTGTAATAATTGCTATTTACACCGCCAATGGCTTCAATTACCTTCTTTTTTCTTGCTTGAAGCAGCTGGTAGCGTTGAACTTCACTTAATTCACTTGTTTTCTCAATATGGTCAACACGGGCTTCAACCTTGCCCATTCTCTTAACAAGGCGATTAGCAACCACCATAGTTAGTTGTAATTGCTCTTCCGGCGTTTGCGGTAAGTTGTCTTCATTTCTAATTAATTCGTCCATTCGATTAAAGGCTTCAATGTATTCAAGCTTGAACTTCATTGCATCCCTGCCGGTAAAGCCCATTGCAAGCAAGGTGAACCCGTCACGGTTCATGTAGTACATTGGCTGTTCTTGCCCCCGATCATTAACATAAGTGCTTTCAGCAAACATCTTTTTCACTGCTGAATTTTCAGCAGTGAGATTTCTAATACTTTGAAGCACATTTTTATGCTCTTTACTAAAAGTAGCAGCTACTTTCAAGCTAGTTGTTAAAGCCTTCTGACTTTTCATGATTACTAAGTCATTCACCTTGTGACGCTCCTTTCATAAACTCAGCCATTTTTTTACCGTCTTCAAACGCTTGTTCAGCTCTCCCCTCAGCGTAACCGGCGTTGTAATTATTAGTACCTACCTCTTTAACCAATCGAGCTAAAATCTTAGCCTGATTGTGATTAGTTACTAACTTTTCTTGATCGTTCATTTCTAACCCTCCTAAAACGGAATATCGCCGTTATTTCTAAGTAACTCGGTTAAGCCGCCAATTTCATCTAAAATTTGATCCGTTTTTTCTTTTTCGTACTGCTCAATCTTTTTTGCTTTAAAAGATTCATAATCTTCAAAATTGGCTTTCAAATAAGCATCAATGAATTTATGAGGGTAACTATTATCGTCATATCTTTGTTCAAAAGCTTCTTTAATATTTCTAGAAGGAAAACTGATAAGCTCACCTTTGAATCTTAGTTCACCTAAAACAGATTTACCCAAACCTTCTAACGCATCCGAACAAAGAGCATAAAACGTTTCAACAGCCTGTTCATGAATTCTCTTTTCTAAAAATGATTTCTTATCTGTCATTTCTTTAACTCCTTTACTTTGTCTTTCACTACCGTGTAGGCTAACCAAACCGAATATCCTGCCAGCCACACCATTGCGGTGACGATAAACATAACCAGTAGAACCTTGATTACATCTATCATTTCTTGAACCCTCGCTCTTTCATCCCTTTAATCCTTTCTTAGCTTCTTTTCATCAAACATATAGACAGCTAAATGACCGGCGCTTGCGCCGCAAAGAGGACAATGCAAGTTGTCTTCTGCCGTTAAAACATCGTAAGTGTCTATTGATACGTTTTCCCCGCAATTATCACAATGAAACATCATTTCATCTTGTCCATGTCCGGTTAATCTTTTACAGTTCATAAATTTTCACCCCTATCTCTGTTAGTCCGTCAAATAACCGTTGTCGGTCTTCTCCAACAATGCAGCCTATGCCTTTTCTGCCAATAAATTGAGCACATGCTATGTCGTCAGTAGTCCAATAGCCTGGCTGAGGTTCAGGGTGCACCACTTCGCTAAATGTAACCTTAATAGTGAATTCCCTTTGAACTAATGCATATTACTTGCCGTCAACTAGCTGGTCCGCTGACGTGATCAGTTTTCTAGTCATCATCGTCATTGTGTGTCACCTTCTTCAAAAAATCATTGTCTTTATGCTCTTGCCTTAGCTTGTCGAATTCATGATCAATCAATTTTAAAAGCAATTCAGTATGTGCATCATGTTTTTTATCATTGTTCAAGCGCGAAAGTATTTCATGCATTTCATGATCATCAAGCATGGTCAGTGCTTTCATAAGCAAGCGCGCATTAACTACTCGCATTTATTCATCAGTCAAAACATGACCATCATTTGCGGTAAGGCTTTCGGCACAGTCAACCACTATCGCAGATTTGATATAGTCTAATGCAATTGTCATATCATCCGCACGTTCCACTGATTTCTGAATTTTCTTTACTGTTTCGTCTTTCATATTTATTAATCCTTTCTTAACTCAACTTGCGCGTCATTAGGTAAAACAATAACTTTTCCTCTTTGCCGGATTTCAATCTTTCCACCAGTCGAATCATTACCACCATTGTTATAGGGATACACACTAACATCACTATAGGTCTTAGAGCTCTTGTCCGAATAGATAACCACAACCTCCTTAAAATGCCCCGTATCAATACCGTTGGTGTTCGTCGTAGCACTATTCCACCATCCCGGCATCGTACAGCCGGACAGCATTACAGCGATAATTGACGCTAGAAATACGATTTTAATTTTTTTCATTTACTTAACCCTTTCTCTTTCTTATCTGCTTTAAAGGATCCTGTCGATCAAGCTCCCGCAGAATTCCAGCTATTTCTTCCATCGCAGAATTATGGCTTTTTTGCTTTGCATAATCGCAAACTTCCGAAAAGTTGGTGTCTAAATGAGTTCTTACTAAAAGAGCTCCGTTAAAGAAGCCAGTAAACATCCAAACAACTGTATATGTGGTGTTCGTAGCTTCGCAGTAAAATTGATCACCGGTATTTACATCATCAAAAGGTAAATCAAATAATTTTGGCTGATCCATATTTAGCCTCCTATACCTCTTTTTTCTTGTTCAATTGCGTAATCCATTACTTCAAGGGCTAAGCGGCTAAGGTCGTAAGTCATAACAACGATTTCATTCCAATCTTCGGGCGTTAGCACGTCACGCTTTTCAATTTGTTTCGCCTTATGCATCAGCTTGTGAATTCGGTTATCTAGCCCCGTATCAGACCACTTAGTATTTTCTAGTAAGTCGTTTAAGTCATTCATCGCTATTTCCGTTTCTTAAAATCTTCTAGTAACTTAGCTTCTTTTTTGTTTCTTGCGCCACATTGCGCAATTGCTGAAATGTATTCATCCCTGAATACCGTTTTCCAGCCATCGTCATCTAAATTATCCAAACGCTTATCAATTCGAGTTATAAACGGCATGACCGTCCGAATAAAGCCTTCTTCCGTTGAGCAACCTTTCCAAGCTACTTCATGTGAAATGTGAAACCTATCAAAAGTTTTCAAACTATCAAGCGAATAAGCTTCAATTCTCACGTTTTTTGGGTTTGCCATTGGTA